AGACCGCCAAGCCCATCCCGAACGGCTGGCGGGTGTTCCGCACCTGCAATGAGCGCACCTGCATCAACCCGGAGCACCTCGTGTGCCGGCCGGTGGCGGCGCAGGGCGCGCTGGTCGCCAAGAGCGGAAAGCTCAAGAACAACATTCGCCGGATCACGGCCAACCGCGCCAGCGGGCGCAAGCGTTCGGCGCTGACCCCGGAGCAGATCGTCTACGTGCGCGCGTCCGCGAAAACCGGGCTTGAGCTCGCGGCTGAATTCGGCGTGAGCCACCAGACCATCAGCAAGCACCGCAGCGGCCAGCGCACGGCCTTTGCCCCGGTGGGAGGCATCTTCTCCGGACTGCTGGCTGCCAACGATCAACGCAGGAGATCAGCATGAACTACATCGAATTCAGTCTTCTTGGAGACGACAAGGTGACGCGGATTCCGGCTCCGGAGGAAACCGCGCGCCAGTTGGGAGAACAAGTGGCCCAGGCGTTCAGGAGGGCACGACAGCGCGAGCTCGCGTGCCAAGCGCAGGGCTGGGAAGACGTGCGCAAGGAGGTCGATCCAGTGACTGGTGACGTCACCTACTACTTCGGCGATTTCATTTCTACGCCGAGGGCGCAGCCCTGTGACGAGTGCACCGACTGCGCCCGCTGCTCCCGCATCGGCCAGTGCCTTCGCTACCGCTGCGCGTTCGGGAAAGTGGACAAGCCTTAATTGAGGAGAACGCATGTACGGGACGGAGAACGAGCGGCCGGGCATCGAAGAGATGTACGAGCTGGCGACCAACACCAGCGACCTGAGCCACGAAGCCGAGCGCCGCACTGCTGCCGACGTGCTGCGGGACATGGCAATGAGCACCGACCGGCTCGGCGCGGCCCTGCGCCGGCTGCGAGGCCAGTGGGAGGCGGTGGAAAAGCCGGTGCGCCAGCGCACCCGATCGGTAAAGGAGTGGCTGGCCGTGCTGCCCAGGCACGAGGAGGGCCGCTACCCGATCCGAGACGAGGAGGGCAACACCGTTTTCGTCACGCGCCAGCGCGCCGCCGAGTACGCCAACGAGCAGGAGCGCCTGGCGCACGATCAGTGGCACGAGCGGGAGCTGAACCGGTTGGCTGGGCACTTGGCCGACCTGCCGGCCGTGCGCGACGCCGTGACAATCCAGGCGGTGAAGTGGGGGATTCAGAACGCAGGCGAGAAAGCGGGCGCCATCGTCCGGTACTGGCTGGACCAGAACTGCCCAGTCTGCAAGGGCACGCAGTGGCAGACGGTCGCCGGCACGAACCGCCAGGGAACCAAGGCATGCCGTGCCTGCGCCGGCAGCGGTGTGGCTCCGGTCCCGCACGGCCAGGACGGCCGCAAGCTGGTAAATCACATGGACCAGTGCCAGTATCGGAACACGCAGACGCGCGCGGCCCGGCGCCAAGCCCTGCAGGCGATCCCGCCGATTGACCGGCTGTCCAAGCGGATGCAGGCGGGTGGGCCCGACCCCGATGCCGACTGACTTGCGCAAGGCTCAGCAGTAAGCCTAGAATCGCGCCAGGGACTGCAGCCGCCGCTGTTCGCGACTCGCGCCCGGACTCTCCGCCGAACACCCGCAGCCACAGCCTGGCTGAACGCCTGTAGCGACTGCGGCCCGAACTCGGTGGGAGAGCTGTCCCCAGAATTTCAAAGCCCACCACTCATACGGGCTTTTGCTTCTGCAAGCCGGTAGCTCAATAGGCAGAGCGGCGGTCTCCAAAACCGCAGGCTGAGGGTTCGATTCCTTCCCGGTTTGCCACCCCGTCTGGGCGCCGCCCATCACCCCAATCGCTCGCGTAGCTCCTGGGGCGTGTCGCCCAGCACCTTACTCCGCGCCCCGATTCATCCACGCAGCCAGCGCGTGGCCCGGCCAGGGGTTCAAAGTGGCCGGGGCGTCTCAACGGCCCTGCGCACTCCATGGAGCTGGCACGAGTGCATACCGCATGCTCCAGCCGTCCCAAATCAAGGGCGGTAAGGCGGATGGGGCTCCGCTGCCGCGTGCAGAGAAAGGGCGGCCATGGGAAGAAAGTCGAAGCTGTCCGAGAAGCAGTGGCAGGAGATCGGCAAGAGGCTGCTCGAAGGCGAGAAGGCCAGCGCCCTGGCCCGGGAGTTCAAGGTCAGCCCGGCGACCATTTCCGAACGCTTTTCCAAAAGCGTCGGAAACGTGAAAGCCGTTGCAAATCAAATACTTGAGACAGAAAACGCGCTCAAGTCGCTGACCGTTTCCGAACAGGTTTCGGCTATTTCCCTGGCCGACCAGCTGCGTTCGATTTCCAGCCATCTGGCAGGAGGAGCGAACTACGGCGCGGCGACCTTCCACCGACTCGCAGGCATCGCGCACGCGAAGGTGCAGGAGATCGACGACGCGGCGCCTCTGAATGATGAGAGCCGGGAGGCACTGCGGGATGTGGCCGTGCTGACCAAGATGGCGAACGACGCTGCCGTCACGCCGTTGAATCTGCTGTCGGCGAACAAGGACACGGTCAAGCAGCTGAATGCCGAGGACACCAGCGTCCTGCCGGTCAAGGTCGTGGTCAGCGTGGAAGATGCCAGCATCCCTGAGCCCGCGGCTGAATAGGCCGCAGGCCCGGTTCCTGGCGCTGGAGAAGAAGTACCGGGCGCTGGTTTCCGGGTTCGGGGTAGGGAAGACGTGGGGCGGCAGCGCGGCGCTGTGCCAGCACGCCTGGGAGTGGCCGAAGGTCAATGCCGGCTACTTCGCGCCCACCTACGCGCAGATCCGGGACATCTTCTACCCGACCATCGAGGAGGTGGCTCACGACTGGGGCCTGAACTGCGACATTCACGAGTCGAACAAGGAGGTTCACCTCTACTCGGGCGCGATCTACCGCACTACGGTGCTGTGCCGCTCGATGGAGCACCCGGGCGACATCGTCGGCTTCAAGATCGGCAAGGCGCTGATCGACGAGCTGGACGTCATGAAGACGGACAAGGCGGCGTTGGCGTGGCGCAAGATCATCGCCCGCATGCGCTACAAGCTGGACGGCCTGTCCAACGGGGTGGACGTCACGACGACGCCCGAGGGCTTCAAGTTCGTCTACCAGCAGTTTGTCAAGGCCGTGCGCGAGCGGCCGGAGCTGCAGGCTCTGTACGGCCTGATCCAGGCGAGCACCTACGAGAACGCGAAGAATCTGCCGGACGACTACATCCCGGCGCTGCGCGCGAGCTACCCGCCGCAGCTGATCGACGCCTACATCCGTGGCCAGTTCACCAACCTGGCCACGGGCAACGTCTACCCGAATTTCGACCGGACGCTGAACCGCACGCCGGAGACGATCAGGGAAGGCGAGGCGCTGCACATTGGAATGGACTTCAACGTCCAGAACATGACGGCCGCAATCAGCGTGATCCGCGAGGGCCTGCCGCGAACCCTGGCCGAGCTCACGAAGGTGCGCGACACGCCGGAGATGGCACGGATGCTGCGAGAGCGATACCGCGACAAAGGACACGCAGTGGTGATCTACCCGGACGCATCGGGCAAGAACACCAGCAGCAAGAACGCCAGTGAATCGGACCTGAGCATCCTGCGGCAGGCCGGCTTCACCATCGTGGTGGACGAAGCAAACCCGGCCGTGCGTGACCGGGTCAACGCCGTGAACGCCCTAATCCTGAACGACCAGGGCGAGAGGCGCTGGAAGATCAACACGGATGCCTGCCCGGCGACGACCGAAGCGTTCGAGCAGCAGGCATACGACCGGAACGGCGAGCCGGATAAAACCACCGGCCACGACCACCCGCCCGACGCGGTCGGCTACTTCCTTGTGAAGCGCTGGCCGATCGTGAGGCGGATGGCCCACGTCGCGCCTCTGAGACTTTAAGGAACCCCCATGGCCGCATCTGTTGCCGATCGATCGCCGGCAGTCGAAGCCATGCAGGCGGACTGGACCTTGGCTGCAGCCCTCATGGGCGGGACTGCTGCGATGCGCGCCGCCGGTGAGGCCTACCTGCCGAAGTGGCCGAACGAGGACGCGGCCTCCTACAAGACGCGGCTGGCGACGGCGACCCTGTACCCGGCCTACCAGACCACAGTGGAGACGCTCACCGGCAAGGTGTTTTCCAAGCCCGTGACCATTGGCGAGGACGTGCCGGTGCGGCTCAAGGAATGGTGCGAGGACATCGACCTCGAGGGGCGCAACCTCACGGTGTTCGCCTCCGATCAGATGGAGTCGGCGCTGGCACAGGGCCTTTCGGGCATCCTGGTGGATTACCCCCAGGCCGTCGGCGTGCGGACGTTGGCCGACGAGCGGGCCCAGGGCCTGCGTCCGTACATGGTCCACATCAAGGCGGGCCAGATCCTCGGCTGCATCGCGGCACGGCGGTCGGGCAAGTGGGTGATCCACCAGCTGCGCTTCATGGAGTGCGTCGAGGAGCCCGATGGCGACTTCGGCTCCAAGAGCATCGACCAGGTGCGCGTGCTCGAACCCGGCAAGTGGCAGACTTGGCGCAAGGTGCAGGAGGGCAGCAAGGAAGAGTGGCGGCTCAATGAGGAAGGCGTCACCACCCTCAAGTACGTGCCGTTCGTGCCGGTCTACGGCAAGCGCACCGGTTTCCTCACCGGCAAGCCTCCGCTGATCGAGCTGGCGCACCTGAACGTCAAGCACTGGCAGAGCCAGTCCGACCAGGACACGCTGCTGCACGTCGCCCGGGTGCCGATCCTGGTGCGCACGGGCATCCAGGACAGCATCGACGCCAACGGCCAGCCGATTAAGAAAGAGCTGACCATCGGGGCCGCTGCAGCGGTGGACTTGCCGCGCGATGCGACCCTCACGTTCTGCGAGCACACGGGCGCGGCCATCGGCGCCGGCAAGACGTCGCTGGACGACCTGAAAGACGAGATGCGCCAGGCCGGCGCCGAGATGCTGGTGATGAAGCCGGGCAACTCCACCCGCATCGAGGCCGCGGCGGACAACGACAAGAGCATGTGCGCGCTGCGTCGGGTAGCACTCGGCCTGCAGGACGCGCTGAACCAGGCGCTGCAGATCATGGCCGATTGGGTGGGCGAACCCACGGGCGGGCATATCACCCTGTTCACCGACTTCGGCGCCCTGACGCTGGAAGCGGCAGTGGCGGACCTCGTGTCGCTGCAGCAAGGCGGCATCACCTCCAAGGAAACTACGTTTAAGGAAGCGCAGCGCCGCGGCGTGATCAGCGCGGACGTGGACTATGCCGAGGAGCAGGATCGCATACAGGCCGAGGGTCCCGCCCTTGGCACGATGAACGACGGCGGGGCCCCGGGTGGTGACGGCGAATGAAATCCTGCTGGACGCGGACATCGCGCACCAGATCGACCTGCACCGCTACTCGAACGGGGTTGTCCGGCGAATCATCGCCATCCTGAACAGGGCCGACGCCGACCTGTTCGCCCAGCTGACAGCGGCGCTCGAGCAGCTCGACCCGCATTCCTTCAGCGTGGAGCGGCTGGAGGCTCTGCTGCAATCGGTGCGCATGATCAATGCGCAGGCCTATCAGGAGATCGGGCGGGAACTGACTTCCGAGATGCGCGACCTGGTGGACTACGAGGCCGGGTTCCAGGTGCAGCTGTTCCAGAAGGCGCTGCCGGTGCAGATGCGGCTCAATGCCGTGGTGGTCGAGCAGGCCTGGGCTGCGGCGATGTCCAGGCCTTTCCAGGGCAGGCTGTTGCGGGAGTGGGCCCAGAGCATCGAGGCCGATCGCATGACGCGCATCCGCGATGCCGTGCGGGTGGGGTTCGTGGAAGGCCAGACGACCAGCGAGATCGTGCGCAGGGTGCGCGGCACGCGGGCCAAGGGCTACGAGGACGGGATCATTGAGATAGACCGCCGGCATGCCGAGAGCGTGGTGCGTACGGCGGTGAGCCACACGGCGGGCACGGCGCGCGACAACTTCTACGAGGGGAATGCGGACCTGATCAAGGCGCTGAGCTGGACGGCCACGCTGGACAGCAGGACGAGCGAGATCTGCCGCATTCGTGATGGCAAGCAGTACACGCCGGACACCCACAAGCCGATCGGGCACAAGTTCCCGTGGCTGGGTGGGCCCGGCCGGGCGCACTGGCAGTGCCGCTCCTGCAGCGTGCCGGTACTCAAGAGCTGGAAGGAGCTCAACGGATCGGACGTGCCGGAATTCTCGCCGTCGGCGCGGGCGTCGATGGATGGCCAAGTGCCAGCCGAGCAAAACTACCCGCAATGGCTGGCGAAGCAGTCGGCCGCGCGCCAGGACGAGATCCTCGGGCCCACCCGGGGCGCGCTGTTCCGCAAGGGCGGGCTGGAGTTGGACCGGTTCTACAACGACAAGGGAACGTACCTCACGCTCGAGCAATTGCGGGCGCGTGACGCTGCCGCGTTTGATCGGGCAGGGCTGTAGCGCCAGAATGGGCGCGTGCCCAAGCTCACACTCGTCCCGTCCAAGCCGCCCGGCCCGGCCGAGGCAGTGCGGCTGCGCGTGAAGAAGGCACCCAAGCCCGCTGCCATGCTCCAGTGCAACCGCTGCGGAGGCCGCGAGGTGCTGGAGCTCAAGACAGGGGTGATGCTGGAGGACGGCAAGCCCAAGGGCGGGACCAAGCAGCTGGTCTGCGCGACCTGCTACATGAAGGGTGACAGGGTCGTCCTCGCCTGAACTGAACACCGGCCGCAAGGCCACCCAAACAAGCCGCCCTGGTGCAAGCCTCGGCGGCTTTTTCGTTGCCCAGAACACGGATGTGGGAGGGCGCACCGCGGCGGATGCCGCACCGCACCAGAGGGCGGATGCCCGAGGAAATCACCAAGCCATGCCATTCAAACTCGACGCCAACGGCGCCATCGTCACCCAGGAAGTCAACGGCCAGAAGCTGCCCGTCTACGTGCATGCCGACGGCAAGGAAACTCCATTCGACGCCGACGGCACCATCTCCACCATCAGCCGCCTCAATGGCGAGGCCAAGGGCCACCGCGAGCGGGCCGAGAAAGCCGAGGGCGCCCTCAAGGCGTTCGAGGGGATCACCGACCCAGCCGCTGCGATCAAGGCCTTGAACACGGTCAAGAACCTGGACGACAAGAAGCTGGTGGATGCCGGCGAAGTCGAGAAAGTGAAGGCCGAGGCCATCAAGTCCGTGCGCGCGGAGTTCGAGCCCATCGTCAAGGAGCGCGACACCCTCAAGGGCGAGCTCTACAACGAGAAGATCGGCGGCGCGTTCGCCCGTTCGAAGTTCATTGCCGACAAGATGGCGATCCCCGCCGACATGGTGCAAGCCGCGTTCGGTGGTCGGTTCAAGATCGAAGGCGGCAAGACGGTCGCGCTGGACGCGAACGGCCAGCAGATCTTCAGCCGCACTCGCCACGGCGAGCCGGCGGACTTCGAAGAGGCGCTGGAGATCCTGGTGGACAGCTACCCGCACAAGGCCACGATCCTCAAGGGCTCGGGCGCCTCGGGCGGTGGCGCGAGTGGCAGCAGCGGCGGCGGTGCCGGCGGCAAGCGGACGATCACCCGTGCGCAGTTCAACGCGATGGGCCCGGCGGATCAAGCCGCGGCCGGTCGCGACAAGAACGTCGTGATCACGGACTGACCCACTCTCTCACATCCTTTCGCAACCCCGAGCCCGCCGTGAGCGGGCTTTTCTATTGGAAAGACCATCATGGCAAACACCCTGACCAGTCTCATCCCCGACCTCTACGAGGCCCTGGATGTGGTTTCCCGCGAGATGACCGGCTTCATCGGCGCCGTCTCGCGCAACTCCAGCGTTGAGCGCGCCGCGGTCAACCAGACCGTGCGTGTGCCCGTGGCTCCCAGCGCCACCACGGCGAACACCACGCCGGGCGTCACCGCCCCCGACACGGGCGATCAGTCCATCGACAACGTGGACATCACCATCAGCAAGTCCAAGCACGTCCCCGTGCGCTGGAACGGCGAGGAAACCAAGGGCCTGGTCAACGCCGGCACCTTCTCGACCATCCAGGCCGACCGCTTCTACCAGGGCATGCGCGCCCTGGTGAACGAGATCGAGTCGGACATCTGGCTGGAAGCCTACAAGCGTTCCTCGCGCGCCTACGGCACCGCCGGCACCGCCCCGTTCGGCACCGCGGCCGACATGAGCGACTTCGCGGGCGTGCGTCGCATCCTGGAAGAGAACGGCGCTCCCCTGACGGACCTGCAGCTCGCCCTCGGCCACGCCGCCATGGCTAACCTGCGCGGCAAGCAGTCGGGCCTGTTCAAGGTCAACGAGGCCGGCACCGCCGACATGCTGCGCAACGGCATGACCGATCGCCTCATGGGCATGGCCCTGCGCCACTCGCACGCCATCGGCGTGCACACCAAGGGCACGGGCGCCAGCTACCTGCTGAACGACGCCAGCTCGGAGGTGGGTGACACCACGATCACCGTGGACACCGGCTCGGGCACGATCCTGGCCGGCGACATCGTGACCTTCGCGGGCACGACCGACAAGTACGTGGTGAACTCGGCCCTGGCCAGCACGACCTTCGGCATCGGCAAGCCCGGCCTGCGCGCTGCGGAGACCGACAACGACGCCGTCACGGTGGGCAACAGCTACACGCCCAACCTGGCGTTCGCCCGCTCGGCCATCGTGCTGGCGACCCGCGCTCCGGCCAAGCCGGAAGGCGGCGACATGGCCGACGACGCCATCATGATCACGGACCCGGTGACCGGCCTGAGCTTCGAAGTGGCGGTCTACCGTCAGTTCATGCAGGTCGTCTACCACGTCCGCCTGGCCTGGGGCACGCGCGCCATCAAGCCCGAGCACATCGCCACCCTCGTCGGCTGATGATTTGGCCGGGGCCTTCGGGCTCCGGCCTTTCCCTACGGAGAACACATGGCAAAGACCAAGACCCAGGCCGCAGATCCGAACCTCGCCGCGCTGCAAGAGGCTGCGGAAGCTTTCAGCCCCGCCCGTCCCGACGAGGTGCTGATGGAGAAGGACGGCGTTCGCACCGAGGTGCGCAACAACAAGTCCGTCCAGATCATGGAAGCGGCTGGCTGGAAGCTGGTCTGAGCCTCCTGCGTGAAGCGCCCAGCGGGTGCTTCCCCCAGATGGCACAAAGGAGAGCCGAATGAAGCTGTTCAGCCTGCAACGCAATGTTATGAGTGGTCAGTGCAAGGGTGCCCTGCTGCGCCTGCAAGTGTGCTACACCGCCATCTTCCTTTTCCCTGGTCTGATTCGCGGTTGGGCCGGGAGCCACATCGGGCTCTTCACGCCACGCAAGACCGACACCGGCTACACCTGCACTGGCTTCTATTTCCGTCCGTGGCTGGCCCCAGATGTGCCCGTTTGCCAGCTGCCGAAGTGGTACCGGCTCATGGCTGGCGCGGCCAGCTTTTGCTTCGAATGACCGCCCACGGGAAATAAGGCAATGGCCCTCGAAGTCGAAGACGGAACCGGCAAGGCCGACGCCGAGAGCTACATCAGCGTGGCCGACGCATCGGCGTACCACGAGGCGCGCGGTAACACGGCTTGGGCGGGGCTTGCGAGCGACACGGAGCGCGAGCAGATGCTGCGCCGCGCCACCGACTTCATGACCGCCACCTACCGCGAGCGCTGGGCCGGCTACCGCGTGAGCACCACGCAAGCGCTGGACTGGCCCCGGTACGAGGTGCCGATCAAGGACGTCACCGTGGGCGGTCAGTTCCCCGCCTACTACGCCAGCGACGAGGTGCCGGTTGCCGTGCAGCGTGCCTGCGCGGAACTGGCCCTGCGCGCGATCGACGGCGACCTGGCGCCCGACCTGGACGCCCCGGTGATCCGCGAGAAGGTCGGACCGATCGAAACGGAATACGCCGTCGGCGCCCGCCAGAGCACGGTGTTCCGCGCGATCGAGGGCATGCTGGCACCGTTCTTCGCGACCTCGGGCGGCATGCTGAAGGTCTCCAGAGCCTGAAGGAGGGTGACATGGGGAAGTACAACGCATTCGCCTGTGCCACTTGCGGGAACATGGGCTGCAAGTGCCCGGTGAGTACCGACCAGTTGCCGCCACCTTGCGCGGGCTGCCATCGCCCCACGGCGGCTTGCATCTGCCGGTCTCACGTCGCGATCAGCCACAACGCGACGGCGGCGGTGGACAAGCAAGTCCAGGAGGCCATGCACCACTACTACAACCGGGACGCTGAAGGCCTGGAGCGATTCGTGCGGAGGCTGCTCAAGTGATGGGCGGGCAGACGCATGTTGTGCCGATGGGCGACCTGCGCGACCACGACGCATCCACCGCCTGCTGGTGCCACCCCACTGAGGACGACGACGAGCCAAGCGTCTATGTGCACCACAGCATGGATGGGCGCGAGGCGTTCGAATCGGGTGAGAGGCTGCCGTCGTGAGCGTCTACACCCGCCCCGCCGCGACGGCGCTCAAGCTGCTGCGCAAGTTCGGCCAGTTCATGACGCTTACCCAGCGCACGACTGGCGACTACGACCCGGCGACTGGATCCGCGAGCGTGACGGAGAGCGGGCAGACCGTCACCGGCGCGGTCTTTGATTTCCCGTCGAAGCTGATCGACGGCACGCGCATCCTGACGGGCGACAAGGAAG